AGAACACGTGTGTGTTCTTCGTAACACTTTCACCCCTTTCAGGCCGTAACCAAAAGGTTTGCCATGTCTTACTCGCCCAGATCGAGAATCACGTCTGTTTCCCAGCCATCTATGAGGTTGTTCTGGAATGGGAACGAAGCGATGACGGTTAAAACTATACCGACATCGTATTCACCTTTCTCCTTTTACAATTCCTCATATGACTCGATCTCTGATTGGGTTGACCCACCACATGGAACGAGGATATGGTTTAATCCCGTATCCCATACCAAGCGCAGCGCAGCCGCTCTGAGTGGTGAATTCGAGTTTTATTTTAATGACCCGAATTTACCGCCTCTACGCGGTCGTTGCTGTCTCTTTGGGGAGCTCTCCGCTTCACATCGTTCAGTCGGGAATCACGACTGGTCATCCCTAATCGCCAAAATGGCAACCGCCCTCAAGGGTAACCTAAACACAGGTACGCTTCTCGGCGTCACCCTGTTGGAGACGTCAAAAACGATCTCCATGTTTAGGAACCCTTTCAAGATTCTTTCTCCACACTACCTCCGGCAACGGGGGAAATTGACGAAGCAATTTCTGTCACCAGCGAAACGCCTACGTAATAAGGCGGCTGATGTGTGGCTCGAAGCTCAGTACGGATGGAATAGCTTCTATCAAGACGTGAAGAACTTCGCGTCTTCTAGCGCTAGTATCCTTAACCCGGCTAACTTCGAGGTCTTGGAGGGACATTGGTCTCGTTGGGCTTTTTCTGAAAAGCTCAAAGACCAAAATATTGGTGGTTGGATCTACCAATATGGTGAGAACGATGCTACTTGGCAATCATCGCAAGCCCAGTATTTTCCCTGGGCAACCAACGGTGGTTACCGTCGCGCGCGCCTTACATCCACTGTAAGCACAGCGACAATCGGATGTATGCAGATTCTGCATAGAGCGAATGCTGTTTCAACTTTCGTAAGAAATCAGCATTTGCTGGGTTTAACCCCATCTGAGCTTGTAGCTACGCTCTGGGAAGTTATACCGTTCAGCTTTGTCGTTGACTGGTTCGTCAACTGGCATTATCTGAGCAGGTACTTCAACGAGCAACGGTTATTTGGTTCGGACGTTAGAAAGCTTGGGTGCTCACTCAAGTTACTAACGGATTACGAATTCCAGTTTGTTCCTAACGTATCATTTTCCGGTTATGATTTCCCCGGAATCTGGTACGGTAAGCCTCCGAAAACGCCATACCCTCTCAGGTATTGCGCAGGGAAGGGTAGCTTCTCCAGCTACACTCGAGAAACTGGTCTACCGAATTTTACCAACGTTCAAAGCGGTTTCGCATCCGCCGGCCTGTCATTAAAACAGGGGGCTTCAGCTGCTGCGTTGATTGTGCAGCTTCTTAAAAAGCCTCATTGAACTTCTTCCAAAGATTGGAGCCATCCTATGGCATCTGCTACTCTAGTTCCAAAGACCGACGCTTCTGGGACGATAACATTTGAATTGGTATCGACTTCCAGCGACGGCGCCACGTATCGCGTAACGGGCAGAGATCTGTCCGTCCCTCTTGGTTGTCAAATTACTCGCGTGCTCACTCAACCGAGTGCGCAGGGTAATGACCACATCAAGGTTCGTCTTTTCCGAACGGAAAAGCACGCGACTACAGGAAAACCCGCAACGATGCAAGTGTTATTGGACATCTCTGTCCCGAAAGATAACACTATCATCAACAAGACAGAGCAACGCAAACTCGTCGTTGCTCTGGCATCCTTGCTCGGCGACTGCATGGCAGTTTCGAGTTATGTAAATAGCACGAAACTGTTAGATGCATTTGATCTCTAATGATCAAATCGCCTGATACGGGTAGTTTCTCGGTTAGTGTTTTGAGCCAAATGGCTACGAGGCTAATCGAGAAACACTCGATGGGTACTAGTAGCTGATGTCACACTTTAACAAAGGATGGATTGTATGGGATCAACCCCAGTAAATCTAATCGGCTCCTTTTATGCTAATTTACAGTATGATTACGAGGACTTTTGCATTTCTGCTAATTATCCAGAAACCACACTGGATAGTGTCCGTAAGGGCTTTGATTGGATCCTATCGCAACACGCGTTAGATCCTCTCTTTGCTCTCCGAACGTTACCGTCTATCGGCAAGGCGATCGAAAAGGCCGTAATAGGCTCAACCGTGCTGGAACTTCCAGCAGGGTCCATTCCGATTGATTCTACCGGTTCGACGGTGCTACCAGAACCTTTCCACGGCCTTTTCGCGTGTGTATTCCATGGAGATGGAACACCTAGCGCGGACTTTGAGGGTTCTTATAAATCCCTCTCTTTTAAGCTCTTGAGACAGGTTTTCTTAGCCTTCTCTAAGGTGAAGGATGCTGAATGCATCGCATCAGAAGAAGAAGAGATTACTAACTTCTATCTTCGTATCACCTCAAAGCCAACGATCGGGACTAACCCGATGTTTAATAGTGAGGTACGTGTTGCACGTACACTCCTATCACATGTTCTTGGAGATTCAGAGCATGACAGACCGAATGGTCTCTGCGCTGAGCTCGCCCAATGGGATACAATCCCATTTGGGAAACATGGGCCTGGAGCTGTCTGTGGAAAGGAGCAAGGGGCGCGCAAGTGGGACTTTGAGTCGATACCGGGTATGATGGAAGATATCTTCCAAACACAGCCTGGGGATCCAGTAATGGTTCCATACTCGCGTTACGGCGAACAAAAAGCCGCAACACTCGGGTATTCTCGACTCGCGATCGTTCCGAAAGACTTTCGGAAACATCGCCTGATCTGCATTGAACCAAAAGAGCTTATGTTCGCTCAACAAGGACTCATGCAGGTTATAACTCAGCGCGTACACGCGCACCCATTAGCACGTAAGGCTATCGATTTTCGTCGGCAGGGATTGTCGCAGCGACTGTGTCGTAACGACTCATTCGCAACAATCGATCTGGCTGACGCGAGTGACAGGCTATCCGTAAAGTTAGCCCGGTTACTTTTACCTCGAGACGCCTTCAAACTCTTGTGTCATTGTAGATCCCGCGGTATCCTTTTAGGAGACCGTGTAGTTGACAATTACCAGACGCTTTTTACCATGGGGAATGCTTTGTGCTTTCCCATCGAGACCTTAGTATTTTGGTCTCTGAGCCTTGCGGCCATGATAACACGCGATCTGGGCGGTCAGCTAGAAAAGTTCTACGCCGATCCTATCGGCTTTGCAGCTCATTATCGACTGCGCGTATTCGGGGATGATATAATAGTCCCCAAATGGGCCTTCGAAGATGTCTGCCTGACATTAGAGAATGCCGGTTTTGTGGTCAATGCACAAAAGAGTTGCTCTGACACTCCAATCAGAGAAGCTTGCGGTGCATATTGGTACTCTGGTGATGATGTTACAATCACCAGATTCCAGTACCAGTTCCTCGCTAATCCTCTCGTGTGGATCTCGTGGTTGGAAAACTCACGAGAATTGTACAACAATGGATTTTACAAATCCGCTGATGTCATCCACAACATACTCGACAAGCAGTTCTCTGCTCCACGGCACTTTCTGAATAGAAAGGTGCTGATCGATGGAACAACCTATCGGTATAATTGGGACTTGCAGAGAGTTGAGTACTGTGTACCGGTTCCTGTGAAGGATCGGTCAGAGAGCCTGCGTGGCCATTATGGCCTTTACGCTTGGTTTACTGGCCAGGCGACACTGGGGAACATTCCTAATGTGGGGTTGAAAACCACGATGGAATGGAAACCAGCTGACGGAGTCGTCACTCCGATGACACGTCAGGACGTAGAATCCGAAGACTTATCCGCCGAGAACATTCGGGATGAAGTTGAACAAGCCCAAGAGTATCTTCTCCTTGAGTGGAAGAAGTACTACAAGGGTAGTAACAACTCCGAATTTCGCGAATGGATGGCGCGCGACTTGTTCATCGCGCTCGACTTCAGTGTCGAAGCGGTGCTTAGGAAAATAGCACCTTACTCTTCGGCCGCAATGACCAATCTCATAGGGCGTAAGCTCAGAGATTGGTTAGGCTTTGAAGGTAAATAGGATCCTACAGGGGGCACCAGAAATGGTGTTGCGTAGCTCAGAGGCATTTCCCTCCTAGAAATAGCATGATGCCTAGTGTCCGTGGAAATCGGACAACCCTAGACCGTTGCTGGTTGAATCTCCTTTCGCTTGGGGATGGGTTGCTATTCTTCTCTTCGAGGGGTGCTGCAGG